GCGGATGAACATAGGGTATGGAAACACTGCAACTCACATCACTGGGAATCGGAGTAGTCGCCGCCGCCGTTGCGGGTCTACTGAAACTTTACAGCATCGCGTATTCGCGTGGCTATGAGGACGGCAAGCACTGCGGATTCACCGAAGGTCTGTATCGTGCTGCACAGCGGGAATCACGGCAGAAGAAAAGACTACAAGTCGCTTGGTCACACTGATAGCGTTAGATTGAGTCTCGGTCTTACGCTAACTGGTTTTACTTCAGTGTTTAGTCCGCTTCGGTTTTCTGAAGCGGTGGCTTCTTTCGTGTACAGACGAACCCGATTATTCTTGGATATTTCGTCTGAATAGAAGTCTACCGTGTACGACTTTGCGTTGTTTGGTGAAATCGTTGGTGTATATCCAAAAATTATGGTGTCATTGGTGTTCAGTTCACTCAAATCTTTAAGCAGAGAGTTGTCTGGAGCCGTAAACTCAACTATTCCGAGTCCCGCTGCCACTGTTCCAGTGCAACTGAACTCTGCGGTGGTGTGAACGGTGGACGAGAATCCTGCTGTATCTCCCGAAATGATCATCTGAATGCCGCTGTCCCCGCTTCGCTTGTCTATCAGGGTGTATGTGCTTGCTGTTCCTTTAATATCAGGCAAGAACATAGAAAATGTGTTGCCCACGGACACCGATGCGTTGAAAGCAGACCATCGGTTTGTTCCTGTGCCTTGTGTTTCCGCGCTTTCCAGTGTCAAATACGGCAACTGCTGTGATATTTTCACCACAACTCCCTCTGTGTTGATGGAATTGCTGTCTCCTGCGCCGTAAAACACAACATTTGATTGTGCTTTTGCTCCTAGTAGAGGCGATGACGCTTGTTGTGAATAGAATTGCAGAACATCTGGTGATGTTTCGTCCGTTTTTACCGCTACTTCAAGCGTGCTTTTTCCCGAAGACTTCCAAATGTTGAAGAATGGCGTGATATCAAAGGTTACAACGTGACCGTTCCACAATCCTGTAGTGATTATTTCAGAAGAAAGTGGTTCCTGCTCTCCACCGTCGCTCCATGTTGTGCTGTATGCTTGTGATGGTTTCGTCCATGTAGTGCTTTCGTCTGTTGATGCACCTGTTGCAAGCATGAAAGTCTGCAAATTTCCACCGCTTCGCCCTTCGGATGATGTCAGGGTGATGTTTGCTTGGAGAACGGAGTATTCCATTCCTGTCGTGTATCCAGCAATTGCGGTTATCGCGTCTTCTACTCTGTCTCGTATATCGAAAATGAGAACTCCGCGATATGTGGAGTCGCCATTTCCACCAATTTTCAATACGGTTCTGCTTTGATACAGCGTATTTGTGTTTTTTCCGCCTGCATATTTTTCACTGGCAGTATCTTCGCTCACTACCACATCGTTTAATTCAATAAAGTTTTGTGCTTTCCGATCAAACGCCAGCACTTTGATGTCTGATACTTTGTTTGTGATATAGGTATCCAGAATACTAACAGGATCGTCAATCGCCAAATCTATTGTGTTGGCGTTGTAGAATTTGCTGAACCAGTAATTTTCGTTTCTGTCTAGCATTAGGAAGCATAGAACGAGAATGTCATGCCTGCTCCTGTGTTGTGTGGCGCAAAGGAAGCAGAGTATGCAGGGTAGAACACCTTGATCTGGTTGATGTTGTCTACTTCAAAGAACATTTCATCGCCGTGATACAGCACATACGATGCAGTTCCTGCGGTGGCTCCATAAAATCCTGCATCCGCTTCCGAAATCACGCACATGATTTCGTTTTGTGATGCGTTTGCGCCTGTTGCGATGCGCGAAGTCTTGATGCGTACACCGTTTGCACAGGTGTATCCAGACGCTGCGCTAAAGGCTGTCAAGTTTTGTGGCGAGTTTGTAGCCGAACCTGTGCGAGCCATGAACGATGCTTGAGGTTTTATTGCCATCACAGACACAGCCAGTGATGGCTGTGACGCAACCGAAACAGATGACGGATCCGATGACGGCAGTTTTACTGCATTCAGAGCAGCAAGACCACCAACAACTTGATCCTTTACAAGTGTGTATATGGACAGATTTCCAGGATAGTCACCAGCACTTATAGACACATTAGGATCGTAGAGTGCTTTTTTCATTGCACCCATAAAATCGGTGTTTGCCTTTACTTGTCCGATTGATGTGTTTATGGTGGTTGTGCTTGTGTTCAAGAACGGGCTTGACACAGGCAAATATCCACTAGAACTGCCCTGAACAAGCACCGGTCCGTTTGCTGTGTCGCCAACAACCCAAACACCAGTGGTGGCTGATGTGGATCCTGCGACGGGAATAGGATTGTACGCTGCTTGGGATATTCCTATTCCTGTGGAGAATGTGGCAGAAGCACTAATGCTGAATGTTATTCCTGAATTTACAAGATACACATTCATTGCCGCTCCGCACCATCCTGCGCCTGCGGTGCCTCCGACTCTTTGCAGAGATCCGCTGTTCATCAAAGCACTGATGTTTGTTGGAACAGTTGCAATAGAAGTGTCTTCTTGTGCTCCCTGACCCACCACCGTTATAGTGTCTGTGATGTACGACAGATTCCGTATATCAAGATCCGTTGCAGAAACTGTGATGCCTGGAGCGGTTTTGATGTTTACGTTTAGTGCATTATCTTCTGCGTAAATGGGAGAAGCAGTTGCGCCAGTAAACCCAAACAACCCAACAGAAACTGTTGCAGCAGTTCCTCCTCCGTACACAGTAATAGTGTCGGATACAGCCGTGAGTCCACGAATACTGATCGTGCCAACCGTTATTCCTATTGCGGTCGCTCCCGAAACTCCAAACACACCAAGATCGGAGAACGAAGAAACGCTTACCGGCATAGTAAAATTCATGGTGATACCTACGGGATATCCACCACATATGCCTTGAACCTTGATGTAGTCTTCGTTTGTGAGTGTTCCGCTTCCAACTGTTCCACCGTACAGAGTTCTTATATCAAAATCGGTGGAATTAACTGTCAGTGGAGTAACGGTGATGCCAACTAATTGACCACCAGAAGTTCCTACTATTGAAATAGATTCTCCGGTGTAGCCTACAATAGTGGTTGTTAGGCTATAGTAGCCAGAATTTGCAAGGTATTCGTATTGTGACCACGAACCGCATATTCCAACGGGCAGTGGCGTGTCGCTGCTTACATTGGTTACCGTGTCGTTGTTTCCGTAAACAATCTTTGCCAATTGGTGATGTGCACTATTGACATAATCGCTGGCTATGGTATACGTAGTACCACTGGTGATGATCTCGTAGTTGTCGCTGGTTGCTCCCATTGGCTTCTCCGCTATGCAGGGTCTTGGGTGTGTTCCCGTCTAAATAGGATTACTCTGTATGTATATTTCTGAAAGCAAGGCTCTAATGGACATCAACAACCTACGATTTCCCAAAGAAGTAGAAAATCACGTTCAAAAATATGAGGTAACGTATATTGATGCGGTTCTTGCAGTATGTGAGAGATACGGTATGGAACCACAGGTGGCTGCAAAGTTTCTCAGCAAGCCTATCATTGAAAAAATCAAGGCTGAAGGGCAGGAACTCAATCTGCTCCCGAAGAAAACGCGACTTCCTGTTTGACACGCAGCAGACCTCTGCTATACTGTCTACATAGTCGTGACTGAACTGTTTGTCACACATACCTCATACACCGTACATACCGTACACAACAAGGAGACACGCAATGGGATTCAAAGACCTAAAGAACGCTTCCAAGAACTCGTATCAGACTCTCGCATCCGAAATGGACAAGATGGCGAAGAAGTCTGAGTCCTACAAGGACGACCGCTTCTGGCGAGCGGAAACCGACAAGACTGGCAATGGCTACGCAGAGATTCGCTTCTTGCCTGCGCCCGATGGCGAGGATCTACCGTGGGCGCGTGTGTGGAGTCACGGTTTTCGTGGACCAGGTGGTTGGTACATTGAGAACTCACTCACCACGATTGGGCTGAAGGATCCCGTGTCCGAGATGAACAATCTCTTGTGGGAGAGCGGTTCGGACAAGGACAAGGCGATTGCCCGTGATCGCAAGCGGCGGCTGTCGTACATCAGCAATGTGCTTGTTGTTTCCGATCCTAAGCATCCCGAGAACGAGGGCAAGGTGTTCCTGTTCAAGTACGGCAAGAAGATTTTTGAGAAGATTCAGGGTGCCATGAACCCCGAGTTCCAAGACGAGAAGCCGATGAACCCCTTTGATTTTTGGGGTGGAGCAAACTTCAAGTTGAAGATTCGTCAGGTGGACGGTTACGCGAACTTTGACAAGAGCGAGTTCGCTGTCCCCGCCCCTCTGCTTGGTGGTGATGACGCTGCGCTAGAGAAGTTGTGGAGGACGCAGCACTCGTTGAAGGAGTTCACTGATCCAAAGAACTTTAAGTCATATGACGAACTGAAGGCTCGTCTTGAGCAGGTTCTTGGCGGTAATATCCGCGCAACCGCATCCGATGCTGTTGCAAAGGGTGGTGCTGAAAAGGCTGCTTTCTCCGATGAAGACGAGACTCCTGCTCCAAAGAAGTCTGTTCCGCAGCCCAAGAAGCCCGTGAAGGAAGCCATCAGCACCGATGATGACGATACCGAATCGGCTCTCTCGTATTTTGAGAAGTTGGCAAGCGAAGACTAAACACACATCCTTCGGTTTCGCAAACAGGAGCGCACTTCGGTGCGCTCTTGTTTTTATAGTGGCTTCACTGTTCTAAACTGCATTTGCTTTAGGGTTGGTTCATTGTCTCGTATTCTTAAATCATCGTTGTAGTTGTTGGTTATGTTGCTTATGTTGTTATGAACTGCTGCGCTGTTCACGGTGGTTCCGTTCGCATTTCCGCTACTAGCAGGATTTTGTTTTGCCAAATTTAGAGCGTCTTGTTGTGCAGAGTATTCTCCGAGCATACGACCAAGACTTGTATTTGGTGCTGCGGGTGTTATCACGGAACCGTTCATTTGTGTTGGCTGACTCGTTTGAATTGCTGTAATGCTTGAAGGTATATTTGCTACAGTTGCAGCGGAAAGCGCGGCACCTGATGCTGATATGAATGCTTTTGGGTTTTCTCTGAATTTTTGTAGTCTTTCTTCCTTTATGAGTCTTTGTCTGATTGTTTTGGTGTCTTCTCCTGCCCCATATTGAGATTCGTATCGACTCAATATATCCAATGCTTGCGGTGCAGACAGTTTCTTTTCTGATACTAGTTGGGGAAGCGTTCTTGGATCGGCAGACATTGCCTTTATGTACTCTTCAGAAGAGCGCATTTTGTTCTGTTCGTTCTCTATTTGTTTTCCTGCTGCCTCTCGTTCACGGTCACGAAATGCGTCACCAAATGTCCATGTATCGGATTGAAACATGAGTTCTGAAAGATTGGTGCCTGCAAGTTTGTCTATTACGGTGTTTACCAACCAAGCAAGACCTGTTCCTATTGCCGCGCCCACTGATGCCACCAATGCTGGCACTACCAGTGTTGTCAGAGCAGAAAGCAGAGTTGTTCCTACTGATAGTAGTGCAGTAGATATTGCACCAGCCGCCGCCGCAAGTGCAGGACCAATGAATCTGACTAGTGATCCTCCTGCTGCTCCTAGTGCGCTAGCCAGTGCAGGACCAAATGCAGATCCGAGCAAGTTTGCCGCCAGATTGGATAAAAACCCTCCTTTGCCTGTTGCATCTTTTCCGGTTGCTTTTGATACAACATTTTTTATTGCGGAGTCTTTGGTTCCTTCAAGTTCACTTTCCCGCGCCCGCAGTTCAGCCGCGTCGCTTTCGGGAATCATCTTGTTTTCTATCATGGAACGTATACGGAAAACTTCTTTGTATATTTGACCGAGAGTGGAATTGATGCCCCTTAATGCTGAATCATTCCCAATTGAGCCGCCCGTAGAAGACACCCCCGCCATTCTTTCTCCTCTTCCCAAGTCTCCTCCGCGCAGCCCCCCTCTTCCCGTTCTTTCTGATATTTTCTCTCCTAGTTGCCCGCTATATTTTTCTAGTTCTTCCGATGCAATTCTTCGTTGCTGTACGAATTGCCCCAAAAACCCACCAACCACAGGAATTTGTGACACTATTTTTTCTGGTAGTGTTTTTTTGAAATCTTGTACTTTTTCTTTCACATACTCTGCAAAAGATGTGCGTTTCTTTAATTGCACTTCTATGGGAGCAATGATTCGGTCTAGTTCACCTGCTATTGCAGATTGGTTTCCGCGAGTCCGTTGAGCAATTTTTCTGATGAATATGAGTTTTTGATATATCTGCTTTGCATCTGCTGTTGATGCTTTCATTGACTCTTCAGACAAACTCGCTGCTTCTTGCAGCAACTCATATGCCGCCGCGCCTGCGGGGTTCGTGACATCGAACTGATCGCGGTTTTCTCGTATGTAAGCGTTTATTCGCGCTCTGACCCCCGAAGTTTCTCCTATTACTAGTTGCTCTAGTTCACCCGTGCCAAATCCCATAGCAGCACGTTGTGCTCTAATAGCCTCAAGTAGTCCGATCATATCAGATGGAGTATTTTGGGTTGACTGAACAGATGGTTTTGCGTACCCCACTTTCATTTCAGGAGATAGGGGCAAAAACCTTCCGCCCTTTCTTCCCTGACGAGCAGCATACATCTGTCGTAGTTCTTTTTGTGTGACGCTTTTCTTTGCCATGATTCAGCCTCGCATCATGCTTAAAATGGTCACAGTTGTTTTTTGTTTAGTGCTTGATCTTTTTGTTTTTTCAAATGTGAGATAAGCATCTGTATGTATACCTCTCGCTCCCACGGCATCATTTGTTCAATTTCTAGGAGTGAGTACCCATGATGTTGCATCAGATTGAAATTCGTTTGATAAAAAGCCCCCAAGTCAGTGTGACACAGGGCTACTGAAAAAAATCAGAAACGTTTTTGAGTTCGATCCTCACCTTCTGATTGCATTCAGGACAAGTGTATGCGAATTCGTACCGTAACTCGGGAACGCTTTGTATGAATTCAAGTATCTTGGCAAACTGATCTGGTAGTAAATTGTCTATGAAGTCAGACAATTCCTTTGGATTTATGTCTTTTGCTTGGTGTATCTGATCATTCAGTATCACGGACTCAATGCACTTCTTGGAAAGATCAAACGCAATTTCCACTTCTGATTTGTCGTGATCCACATCATGTATGGTTGGATATTTCATGACAATCGACAGTTCTGGTGTGATAGCGATGGTCGGATCTATTTTTGGCTTGTCTTGCTCGCTTATTGTTATCTGATCTAGTTTGAGTTTGATTGAGGACTCTTTTCCGCAGTGATTGCACACAGCCTGCGGCTTTACTTCCTCTCCAACAGACTTGCATCGTATTTGTAGGAATGCGTATTCTGCATCTGCTGCACAGATTTTCTTTGTGTCGATGGTGTTTGATGTGCAAGCAAGAATCACATTACGCATGGCATCATTTATTTGATTGATGCTTTTGGACTGCACTGCAAGCAGTAAAACCTTTTCTTCTTTCACAACAAAGGGTCTGTATTTTGTTGTTATTCCAGATACGGGCAGCGTCATAGTATATGTGGGAAGCGAGGCATTAGCCAGGTTCAAATTAGTCATCGTGAAGTCCTTTAACTGTTTTTACTGAATTTTCGGAAATAGTTGGAAAATGTCTGATGGCTTTGTGCCACTATTGTTTGTGTATCCAATGTATTCCGAACTGTACTTTCTGAAGTTTAAAACCACTTCTTGTCGCAGAAAGTCATTGTCTTTGTCGTATGACAATTGCAGATCGCCTATAGACTTGGGGTATACCTCTTCAACAATAAATCTGTGGGTGGGCTTGTCTGATCTCGTCAGTATGTCTATCCTCATATCACAAACGTAATCATTGTAGTACTGAAATTTGTAGTCGTCTCTTCGGCACACAAGGTTGAACCAGTCTTCGAAGAATTTTCTCTCTCGCATATCAGCAGACAGCAACACGGATAGAGTCATTTCTCCTGCATAGATTGCTTCATACGGCATATTTCTTGCTGGACCGTAGAATCTGTACGGAACGGTAGAGAACGATCTTCCTGGAACAGTGACGGAATCACATCTTACGGTCATGTTTCGCAATTGATCGTAGTTTCCAGTGTTGAATATTTGGGGAACACCAAACAAAACCTCATATCGGTTGCTGAAAGCAACGCTTGATCGGTTTATTGCTTCAAATATCTGTCCGATTCCAGCGGAGACATCTGCCATTACGTTTTTCCTTGTACGATTTTTTTCCGTGTGTGTATGTACACGATTTCTGGTTTTGCTTCTCTGAATCTTCCTACGCTATGGTTTACCATTTCTTCCCACATATCAAAAGGAACAACAACGGGTCTGCGTTTCATTCCTTTCCACAGATAACTTCTGTAGCAGGGTTTGAAAAATCTGAATTTCTTTCTTGCTGCTAGTCTATCGTAATCAATCAGTAGACGCGATCTCCACTCTTGACTCCCTTTTATTGTCGGTAAGTCTCGCATTACAGAATCAAACAGGTATTTTCTAAAGTCGTCCCCCAAAAAATGTAGATTTACCCCTTCGAAGCCACCACGGTACACATTAGTTACGAGTACTAGAGGAAACGAATCGTAATATGTATTTCTTGAAATATGGGATTTGCTCACGGGCTTGTATTTGAAAAATATGAGTTGACCTTGAAAAAGACGGGTGGGAACAGATAGTTTCTGATCTTGCTGCACCATCTGGAGAAACCTGATGTACAACTGATCCGTTGCCCCTAGAGCAGTGGTTGTTTCTTCTATCAGAGCGAGTAGTTCTGTTTTTGGATCAGACGGTTTCATTTTGGTTTTCCGAACAAATCGTCCTCTGTTAGTATTTTGAACTGCCACCCTCTTGTTTCCGATACTCGTTTTGCTGCTTCCCATTTAGCCTGATTGGTGATCCAGGTTTTAACCTCTGTGATGTATCCTTTGGAAATCCTAGATTTCTTTTCTGGTTCGCGGCACTGTTTTTTTGGTTTTATTTCAACCAACCAAGTTTTTACTCCCTCTGGAGTCTTCAGTTCCACTAGAAAGTCTACAAAGTAACGGTGCTGCTTTTTGTCTATGGGACTCACATACGGTATTACCACTTCTTCGGAAGCCCATCGCAGAACATTTGTGCTGGTGTCACAGTATTTCATGAACTTTCGTTCCCACATACTTCTATAGATAATCTTTGTGGGATCTCCCATATATTTGGTGGGATTGGTGGGGGAAAAAAATCCTTTGTACGCCATACTAAATATGTAGTCGCAAATCAGAGGAATTCCATGTCTGCCATTCCAAATCCATTCCCATTGTTTACTACAGATGGTAAGCCTTTTGTCGCCACCAATCGGTATGGCACGGGTAGGTACAGCGAGCAATTCTACAACGATCAAATAGCCGATCCCGTACTCAAAAGTCTTGATGGAACTCCTGCCAAGCGCAGGGGATCGCGCACCCGACCGTCTGTTATGCGCTATCCATACGATCTTGGAAATGCACAGGTGCCCCATGCAATGCAGTTCAAGATATTTTGGAGGTGGGAGAACAAGGATGTGGTTCAGAGTCTGAACTCTCAAAAAGCCGAAAGTGTAAAAATGATCGGCAATCTCAACACCCTTTCTAGTTTGGTTGAAGGCGGAAATCTTACACCTGATATGTTGCTGAAAAGCCCTTTGTCCAACGAGCAAGTTTCCGCGTATTCCGACATAATAGATGATCCGAATTATCTAAAGGTGGTTGATCCTAATGCCAACGATAACATGGCAACCCTGTTGCAGAACAATCCAGGTAAGGCTAAATCAGTTTTAGAAGAAACTGTTCGATCCGAACAAATGCGAATAACAAGCATAGAGAACGAGTTGAGTAACGGTGCAGGTAGAGTTGGATTAGACGAAAATGAGCGTTTGCAAATTCAAGACCGAACAAGCACCTCTATTTCCAATCTTGATATTGGACAGGCTGCTTTGGTTGGTGGAGGGGTCGGTTTGCTTGCAGGCGGCGCAGTTGGCGCGCCAGTTCCTGGTGCTGCAATAACAGGAACGGGAGTAGCAGGAACAGTGGGTGTTGCAAAAGCCGCAACGAGAGAGCCTGTGTATGACCAAATGGTTTCAATTTATCTTCCGTTTTGCACCAAAGTGAACAACGAAGATTCCTTTTTGTATGAAGATCCATCGCAAGCGATTATTGGTGGTGTGGTTGATTTTCTTGGAAGACCTGTGGACACCGCTGCTCAGGGACTTCAAGCACTTGTTCAGGGATCGCTTGACAAGATTTTGCCTGGTAGTGTTGGAGTGGGAACAGGAAAAGTCATAAACCCAAGACTGGAAAAACTGTTTAAACAAAAGGATTTTCGAAACTTCTCTTTTTCTTGGGAATTTTATCCAAGAACACAGCAAGAGGTTCAAGAAATCAAAGATATTATCGAAACTTTTCGATACCACTCCCATCCCGCGAGAATGGAAGAAGTTGCTGGCGATGCGGAATCAGATGTTCTTGTTGTGTTGAGGGTTCCTGCCGAGTTTGAGATTAGGTTTCTTTCAACCAATCCAGATCGCGGTCAAGCGGGTTTTGTCGAAAACGAATACTTGCCAAAGATCGCTAGATGTGCGCTGGTATCGGTGGCAGTTGATTACACTCCAAATTCTGTTTTCAGCACATTTGTCGATAATTCTCCCACAGCAATCACGCTTACGCTTAACTTCAGCGAAATGGGAATTCTTACACGCGATGCTGTTGAGAGAGGTTTCTGATGGCATATTTTTCCAAATTTCCTGTACTACAGTATCCTGTCCGAGACGGAAACACATTTCGTTACGCTTTGGTGACAAACATATTGCGTAGAGTGGTTCTCAGTGATGATGTAAAGGGAGCCGATGGTGCTTTTTTAGAATACAAGATAAAAGATGGAGAAAGACCAGAGCATATTGCTGAACGAGTATACGGTGACGCGGAGTACCACTGGCTTGTTTTGTTGACCAACAACATTATTGATCCGTATCACGATTGGTGTAAAACAGGACAAGCCCTAGAGCAGTACATACAGCAAAAATATCCTGGTTACACCATTTACATATCGAATACAAACGGAACACTGTTTTACTCTAGCCTTGTCGGGCGTGGTAGCACACTAGCACAAGGTGGGTTAAACACGCAAATTTTAGAATACAATCCACAATACTCTAAATTGGTTGTTCGTGGTGGAGACTTCAGCGAAGGAACTGCCACTATTGGTGTTTCTGGAGGTGTGTCCCTTTCTGTCAGCATCAAGCGAGTAGAACCGACTGCACAAGCACTCCATCATTTTGAAATAGAACACACTAGCGGAATATGTGGCGCAAACGAACTGTTTCAGCCTGATCCAATGAGTCAGAGAACTGCTAGTTTTTCTGTTGTTGGTGGGATGGTTGGAATCACTCAAGACGAATATCCTTCCTCTAGTTCGGGAATCAACTATGCTGGATCTGGAATCGTAGAGTTTTGGGAAACGTATATTGGAACGTATATGGGAGTTTCTGGCTCTAAAAACAGTACATACGCTGTTTCCAATTACAGTTATGAAAACGCGGTGAATGAAAGCAAAAGAACCATTAAAGTGCTACATCCCCGTTTCAAACGACAAGCAATTGCGGAACTAGAGTCTCTATTGAGGGTTTGATATGTCAGACATTCAGGGACACGGTTCAAATTTAGCAGCCGGAAACTACAAACTAGAAAAGTTTGTGGTGTATTCTTTGATCGGAAACAAAACCGCCGATCTTAAAAACTTGTTTCAACGTATAGAGGTATATGAAGATTTGTTTTCTCCGTATGTTTCTGCGAAACTGTATATGGAAGACGGAGTAAACTTGCCTGAAAGTTTTCCGTTTGTGGGTCACGAAAAAGTGGAATTGTCTTTTAAGACAGATGTGAATGCATTTTCTCCTGTTGAGTTGGTGTTTCGTGTGTATAAGTTGGATGCACACAAGATATTGCCAAACGGCAAAGTTCAGCAGTATGTTTTGCATCTAATGAGTGAAGCGGGATTCTTTGATTACTCGCAGTATTGCGGGTATGCCATGAGCGGTCCCGTTTCGGAGATGGTACACGGAATCTTTCGTAAACACTTTCCTGAAAATGTATGGAAAAACCGTTTGTTTGTTCAACCAACAAAAGACAGGTATTCCTTTGTTGTTTCTAGGGCGTTCACGCCTCTCAAAGCCATTAGTTGGTTGTCTACAAAAGCACACAGTGAATCTGGAGATGACTATAGCCCATTCATGTTCTATGAAAGTTTAGACGGACATCGCTTTAGAAGTCTTGGCAGCATATTGGAACTTGCGTCTGCAAACATTCCAACCTATGTGTATACAGTTGCAAACATTGGAGTTCTCGGTGGAGAGCGATCTAGCGTGGGTGGGTCTGGAGTGTTGCCTAGAAGGTATGAAAAGATACAAAAACTAGAAGAGTTGAGTCGCTTTGATGCAGTTTCGAACATAATGAACGGAATGGTGTCGTCTCGGCTCGCGGTTCACGACCTTTTGCGTAAACAGGTACGGGTAACCGATCTTTTTGAGCCAAACTTGTTTCCAAAAATAAAGAAACTAGGCACAGAGCCACACTTCAGGCAAAACGATCCCGAATCGTCGCGGTTGTTTAGTCAAGGAGCAGCGTATTACTATCAACCGTCTACGGGGTACACCGTTTACTCTTCAAACAATCAGATAGCAGACAACTTCAATATAGAGTCCTTGTATTTACGCAGAAAATATCACATCAATTCTTTCCTTGCTCAAAAAATTGCGGTAGAGATATTTGGCGATAGTAGCAGGAGAGTGGGTGATACGGTGCGTGTTCGTGTTCCAAAGCCTCAAGCAGATGTCACGGCAAAGGATGATGTTGAAGATAAGAATTTGAGTGGAGATTATCTTGTCACCGCAATAAGACACACTCTTGCTACAGCATATAGTTGCAAGATGGAACTATCTAAAAATTGTATGGGGGTATAATGACCGAATTTGCTGGACTTGGTGGATTTGTGTGGTGGCACGGTGTCGTGGAAGACACCGCCGATCCGCTGTACCTCGGACGGTGCAGAGTTCGTGTGTTTGGATTTCATTCTGAAGACAAAACTGAACTACCAACATCTGCTCTTCCGTGGGCGTATCCCATGCAGCCCATTACTAGTGCTGCTGTTTCGGGAATCGGTCAGTCTCCCACAGGACTGCTTGTGGGTTCTCATGTGTTCGGATTCTTCAGGGACGGGGACGAAGCGCAAGACCCTGTGATGATTGGCTCGTTTGGCGGTATTCCGCTTGAACGAGCCGACACAAGCAAAGGCTTTGCTGATCCAAGTGGGCGGTATCCCGCAAAGCCTTCTGATGTAGAAGCAAAGCAGTTTCCAATTGGAGTTTCAGTTATTGGAGAGCAGGACACCAATCGCCTTGCCCGAAACGATGATGAAGAAAAGATGAAGGGTACGGTGGCTGCGTACAGGGCTTCCACCGTTCAGGTGGACATTCCAAGCACACCAGACATTTCTGGTGGAGGCAAGTGGAGCGAGCCACAGACACCCTATGCGGCAGAGTACCCAAAAAACCATGTGAAGTATACCGAGAGTGGACACATTGAAGAATGGGATGATACACCTGGCGCAGAGCGAATTCACCAGTTCCACGAGTCAGGAACATTCACCGAAATCGGCAGCGGTTGGCAGAACAATCCAGACGGAACCCGTGTGCAGCGAATCGTAGGTGATGACTACGAGATCGTTCACGGTGACAAAAAGGTTTACATCAAGGGTCAGCAGGGACTGAATCTTGTGATTGACGGCGCAATCAACCTTACAATTAATGGTGGCGGAAATATTCAGATCAACGGCGACACAAAAATACTGACAAAGAACAATGTTGACTTGCAGATTGAGGGAACTCTCAAGGCTTCAGGCAAGACCATTGAGTTCTATGCGGATGGAGATATTGGATTCTCTGGTAGAAGCATTTCTTTCATCACCGATAGCAATGTGATGGTCATGCAGCAAGGCAAGCGCATAGAGGTGAACTCTGGCGAGCCTGTGCTGAAGCCCAAGCGGGTGGATGTGAAGGGTGGTGGATCGTGACCTATCGCGGAACGCATCGCAAATATAAGACAGGCTCCTCACAATACGAGGTGTATTCGTATGGAGATATTGTTGTACGCAACGGCGTATCGTATGTGTGCAATGTAGAAAGCACAAGCGGATACATTCCAGAAGACTCTGGCTCGGGATTTGTGGTTCTTGGTGGAGGCACAGGAGGTAGTGGCGGCGGCACAGTCAATTTTGCATTCAGCCCAACACCCCCTGCATCGCCTAGTGCAGGAGATCAATGGTTTGACAGCAACAGCGGTATACTGTATGTGTATGTGGTAGACAGCAACAGCGGACAATGGATTCAGCCTAATGCGGGTTCTCCTTCTGTTGATGGGGGAACCTACACATGAGCATCAATTTTCCTGGTTCACCAAGCAGCGGACAGATTTATGAGTTCAATGGGTTGCAGTGGGAGTGGACTGGAACTGCGTGGCGGTCTTTGGGGTTTTCTCCTGTTGTGTATGTCGCGGGAGCAACTGGCGCAACAGGACCGCAAGGAGCCACTGGACCGCAAGGCAGCACTGGTCCGCAAGGTGCTACGGGTGCAGCCTCTACCGTGCCAGGACCAACGGGAGCGACAGGTGCAGCAGGAGCCACTGGACCGCAGGGTAACACAGGAGCAACAGGATCAGCAGGGGCAACAGGACCACAGGGAGCCACTGGAAACAATGGTGCAGCAGGAGCCACTGGACCACGAGGCAACACGGGAGCCACTGGTCCAACGGAAGAGAGCATAGGATTCTTTATAGACACCACTCCTGATGATGTGTCTACAGGATCAAAAGGGTTCCGCCGAATTGCATATGATGCACAGGTTCTTGAGTGGGCTGTTTTCGGTGGGCAGACTGGAAGCATCAGCGTTGACCTGAAAAAGAGCAGTTACTCCGACTACTCCACCTTTACTAGTTTTGTCGGTGGAGACTATCCGAACCTGACATCTCAAACAAAGAATCAGAACACTGGAGTGACTGCGTGGGGCGGAATCTCGGCTGGAGACTTGGTTGAATATGTCATAGATACCAATACGGGAATACAGAAAGTCGGAGTGTTCGTCAAGATACGGAGAATCACATGAAAGTAGCAGTAGATCACCATTTCACAGGCGCAACACTTGGTTTTACTGGCGGTCTTCCTGCCGTTGGTTCAACTGCGGGTGGCTACGACTCCAGCAAGACCCTGCTTTCCTCGCTTCTTCGCCAAGCCACAGGATCAAACCCCGAGGACAAGTACATCTCTCCCGATCCAGCAGCCATCGTAAACATTCCCGAAGTGTTTGTTGGCGCACAGTATATGCCCCATGTTTACAAGTGGTCGGACAACATCTATTGGATTTTTGCAGTAACCAATGCAACTGCTGCCACAACAAGAACCATAACACTCACGGAGTTTAACTCAAGCACATTTACCTTGACCTACAAGGGGTACATTACTCTATCGGGAACCACGGTCGCAGGAAACAAAACTGTTCGTTCGCTTCGTGGGATCGTGTATAAGCATACATCGGGAACAGTTTCCACAAGTGGCTCTTCCACCACCATCACAGGGTCAAGCACACAGTTCACCACCGACCGTATTGCAGTTGGAGCAAGAATTGGTTTTGGAACCACAGACCCAACCGCAGTCACCACATGGTATGAGATTACCGCTATTGCAAGCGACACTTCGCTAACAATCACCGCACCCGTAAATCTGAGTGGAGGTACATCGTATGTGATTGAAGAAATTCGTATTGC